ATATCCAAGCGTTTCGATGAGGATTATGCGCGTTGTTACTATCCGCAAGCCACCGGCGTCCGCCTGCACAACGTCTATGGCCCTGGCCCCCGTCAAGGTACTCTTCTTTGGCATTTACTCAACGACAATCCGGTCAGGCTCGTAAACGGCGGGCGGAACGTGCGCCACTTCACCTACATTGACGATGTGGTGGAGGGTCTAATCTATGCCTATGGCTGCAACAAGCAGCTGATCAATATCGCGAACCCGGAAGAAAGGAGCGTTTTCGATTTCGCTTCTCTGGTCCAGGAGCGTAATCATGTGGAAATCTCGCTACTTACGGAAAAGCGCGATTTTGACAGAAAGGCGCAAGTGATTGACGAGAGCGTGTTTACCGTACCTTTGCAATACACGTCAGTCCAAGACGGCATCAGACGTGTGTTTGACACTATCGACAATGGCACGACGCAATAAGATAACACGCATGGACAAATGGGATGTTCCTGTCTCTCGGCCTCGGCTGAAGGGCGGGAATATCCCTCTTTGTGACTTATCCACCCGGACGGTTCTCCATCAACTCGGCGCCCTGGTTTATTTCTCCCAATTCCGGCGCACAAAGCACGGCACGCCATTCAGCGAGATAAAGCACTCGGCCGATACCGCCAGATTGTTTGCAGACACTGCATGCAACTTCATACACCGTCTTGTCAACAATACGGAAGATTGGTGCATCATCACCACACCCCGGCGCCGCCATGCAGACGGGTTCCACTTTGCCACGGCTGTATGTGAGCGCATATCCGACCGCCTCGGCATTCCGTTTTATGCGGACGCGGTGCAATGTATCAACCGTAACCGCCTCGATCCCGACTTTCACCTGCTCCGGCCCATCGCCGAGCGGCGCGTGATAGTCTATGATGACATCATCACCACCGGCAGCACTCTGACGGCAACGGCCTCATTGTTGGACAATCGTGATTTTGTCCTCAACATCATCGGCATCAATAACCGCTAAAACCGCTCTCTCGGCCATGAATCAGACCCAATCCCCACCATATCATCTCGCCGAAAGGCCTCACAATGCCCCCAAAAGCGGCTCAACGGGCATAATTTCACGCTTCCGGCAAAATTTTATGAGGGGCGGGAGATAGACAAAAGACTTTTACAAACATCTGTCAAAGTATCTGTGAAAGTCTATTGTATCACTCTTTGTTTCTCTTTTGTTTCATCTTCATGGTACAATAGAACCGAAAAGCAAAATTATAACCTCATCATATCATCATCACAATGGCACGGAAAAAGAATAAACACGGCCTCACGGCCCAACAGGAATTGTTCTGTCAGTATGTAGTGGACGCCTACGGCACCGATACCCGAGGTGTCCTTGTTACGGCCTACCGAAAGGCCTACAACTGCAAGAATGACGCGAAAGCAAGCACCCATTACACCTCGGCATCTTTATTGATGAGTGACCCCAAGATAGCCCAAAGGGTTGAACAACTTCAGGAAGAGCGTGCGAGACTCGCCACAATCAGCCGGGAGCGCATTATCTCGGACGATGTGAAGATACTCGACCTCGACCCCCTGACCCTCTGGATAGAAGATGAGAAAACGCATCAATGGCGCATGCGATACCTTCATGAGATACCCAAAGAGATACGCCGGTTATTGAAGTTCACACGCAACGGCAAGAGGCTCGTTCCCGATGTCGATAAGGACGCGGCCAAAAAGAGGCTCATAGACGTACTCGGCTACGCATCGGCCAAAGACCTCAACATCACCACAAGCGCCAGCGTATCCTGCGAGCTGAGGATAGGTTTCGACGATGATCAAGAATAATCCGAGTGTAAGCAAAATTACCATATCGGGTTACAATATTCCAAGTCGGTCAGATAAAACCCCAAGGAAATACAGAACCACGTAAGCAAACACCCCTCTAATCCTTTCAAATTGTCAGGATCAATGCAAATCAATTCCAAGAAGCTCAACCCGCTTGGATTTCACCTGCTGAAACTGCTCCAAGATGTCACCATTCGCCTTATCATTCTGTTTGGCGGTTCATCTTCCGGCAAATCGTACAGCGTGGCCCAGCTTATTCTCATCATGACTCTATGGGATGGTGAGAACACTCTCGTCATGCGTAAGGTCGGAGCGTCAATCAGCAAGACCATATACGAGGATTTCAAAGTGGCGTCCAAACAGCTCGGCATCTTCAGCCTGTTCAAGTTCAAGGATGGGGTGAGGCAGATTGTCTGCATACCCAATGGAGCAAAGATTGATTTTGGCGGCCTTGATGATCCGGAGAAAATAAAGGGTATCTCGAACTATAAGCGTGTCGTTCTTGATGAATGGTCAGAGTTTGAAAGCGAGGACTACAAGCAGGTTCGCAAGCGTCTGCGCGGTAAAGAGGGCCAGCAGATAATTACAACTTTCAACCCCATCAAGGAAACGCATTGGATAAAGAAAGAGGTCTTTGATGTCGAGAAATGGCATGATGTTCCGATGGAGATAGAGATTGCGGGACGGAAGATGCCTTCTCAACTTACTGCCGTGAAATCAATACGGATGAACGAGGCCAAAATGATACTTAACCCTCGCACCAAGGAAATAGAGGAACACGCCCCGGACACCGTTGTTATCCAGTCAACCTATCTCAATAACTTTTGGGTTGTCGGTTCCCCCGACGGAACATACGGCTACTATGATGAACAGTGTATTGCCGACTTTGAGAAAGACCGCATCAACGATCCCGATTACTACAACGTGTACGCACTCGGCGAATGGGGCGTTATTCGCACTGGTTCCGAGTTCTTCGGCTCATTCAACCGAGGTAAGCACACTGGGGAGTGTGAATACAATCCCAACCTTGCACTACATGTAAGCGTCGATAATAACGTGCTGCCATATATCTCATACTCATTTTGGCAGATTGATTATGCCGATGGGATTACCATACAGCAGATTGATGAAATAGCGGCAGAGAGTCCACACAACACCGCCCGGAAGAGTGCTTTGCTTGTAGTATCCAAGTTAAGGGAGATGGGAGTTGACCGCATATATCTGCATGGCGACGCATCAACCCGCCATGCCAACACCATAGATGACCAAAAACGTTCATTCCTCGACCTCGTAATATCCACTCTCCAGGCCGAAGGCATAGAGGTCATAGACTGCGTGGGCAAGCAGAACCCGAGTGTGCCAATGACCGGTGAGTTTATCAATGCCATATTTGATGGGATTATCCCCGATATACGTATCATCATTGGCGAGAACTGCTTATTCTCGATTGAGGACTACATGAGCGTCCAGAAAGATGAGAACGGCGCAATCCTCAAGACAAAGGTCAAGAATAAAATCACCATGCAGACATATGAGGAACACGGACACCTCTCCGATACGTTCCGCTACGTTGTCGCAGATCTTGTACGAGAGCAATTCCTTTTGTTCTCTAACCGCCGCAAGCGCAACCTCTACGCCCGAGACGGTGTGATTCATTTCTATAATCCGGATACCGACTGCAAGTACAGCCGGGAGATTGTCTATGCCATGCCGAATATCAACGGCAAATTCGCCCTAGTACACGGCAAGCTGTGCGGAGAGAAATGGCACATCGTGAATCTGATGCTGAGAGAAACCTCATCGACAGATGAGATTGCCGAAATACTTGTGAACGTGAACAGCCCTCAGACCATCATCGAGTGCGCCCCGGCATATTTCCGGTTTGTCCGCGATTTGAGAAGGCAGATACCCAATGTCCGGGCGATGAACGAGACCTCCGATGTAGGCAGACGCATAGCAGCCACATCGGACTTTGTGAAGAACCATCTGCTCTTCAACGAGACCCGGCTGAATGATGATGCCGAGTATGCCTTGTTCATGACAAACCTTATGGACTACAACCGCGACACCGGCGACAGCATAGAGGCCAGTGCTGTTCTGAGTGGGTTCATTCAGTTCGTGGTAAAATTTCAGTTTCAGAGTGAACAACCATCTAAACCTTGAATTTACAAGCGGTTAAGCCGTATTTTAGCACTCTCCCTAAAATCGGTTTTTTCGCGATTTGGCACAACCGACAATTATAGTGCTTTTCTTTGCCACAAAAGAGAAAAGCATGAATTTCTTACAACGCAT